TTGCACTTCCGGATACTGGTCCAGGAGTCATATTTTTTGGGTCAGTTTCAGATTTGTCATCTTTTTTATCTCCCATCATCGGAGTTTGTGGGTTTGCCACTGGTGCAACTTCTGCTGCTGATGTTGATGAGGTTGATTTTTCTTTTGGATTTTGTTCTTCCTTTTGTTTTTCTGCTTCTGCCTCAATTTGTTTTCCAACTTTTGCATGGTTTGGATTTTTAAACCCAAAAAGATTACCACCAAATACTTCTGCCATATCATCTGCCGCTATACCTAATGCTAAGAGTCCTTTAACAATTCCTGCTGGTCCAATTGCAGGAAGGGCAACCATTACAGCGTTCATGACTCCATCTACATTTTCTCCATTTCTAAAATTCATATATGCATTAAAACCGCCAAATACTTTTCCAAATATACTTCCTATACCTCCTCCACCGCCTCCGCCAGGTTTTTTTGGACCACGAAAAAGATTTTGTAAAACAGGTTTACCTTGAAGAACATTTGTTAAAGCTTTTATGGGTGCCAGTGCAAGTCTAGTCACAAAACCAGCAATTCTTCCAGTAACTCCGGTAATAGTCTTAATTACTAAATCAAACCCTACTTTGATTGCAGTAAATACTTTTACGGCATCTCCAATACCATTAAGGACATTATCTTTAATTTCTTCTAATTTTTCTTTATTTCCTTCTGATGCTGCTTTAAGTGCCTCAATTCCTTGATTCGTCAACCATCCTGCAAATAATATAGTTAGAGCCTCTCCAATTCTTCCAAATATATTACCAACTTTCTGCTGCAGAGCCTGAACCGGCACCACTAGAGCATTTGTAATTTTTTGTTCTAGTTGAGATTCTTTCCCCAGTCTAATATTTCTTTCTAGAAGTTTTCTTTCATTTTCTGCCTTTGCCGCTTCCTGTTGTTTCTCTAGGGCACTATCTTGCTGTATTAGATTGGAAACAGTTCCAAGACCATTATTTAGAGTTGTGGTTTCTGCTCGTAAGGCATCTACAGTACTTCTAAGAGCAGAAATCTCTTGAGTTTGTTGAACATTTTGAGTGGTTTGAATCTCTAGATTTCTTTCAACATTAACTAAACTTGCCTGAGGTTGTATGGCAAGAGCACCACCTCTTCCACCCCCACCGCCACCAGGAATACCACCACCTCCACCGGCACCACCACTTATGACAGAACGAGAAACCGTTCTTGCCACAACATCTATAGTGGGTCCGATTGGAGAGGATAGACTAGCCATTCTGTTGGTTCTTTAGATTTTGCTCTTCAATATATTGAGAAAGAAGAGTAATATAAACTTCCTTTTCCCAAGGTAACATATTTTCTAACTCTGTTAATGAATATTTATGATGCTGCATTAACTGGAATGTAGTCTTATAGTATGACTCTAAAGAAGTATGAGCCATTCCTAGGCGAAAAAAGATGTTAATCCCTCCAGTACAACCTCACTTTCCACATCAGTATTTGGATTCTTCAATTTAATAGTATAAGAAAGTTTAGGCATCGTCTCAAAAAACTTTTCAATTTCCTTAAACTGATTCGTAGTTAGTTGTTCCAGAAACTCATTCAATTCTTTTTTAGTCGTATCAGAAGCATTCCAAGATTCTTCTTCGCTATAAATCTGCTCTACACAGGCAGAAATCATCTCAAAAGTATCATCCACACTCACAGATTCATTATTATTAAAGTTATTCTTAATAAACTCCTGCATAGATGGATATTTCATACGAAGAGTCAAAACATCATCAAGTTTAATATCCTTTGAATGATTTTCATCTACATTTACTTTAATTTCATCCAGATTGATTGAAACTGGAACTTGTGTGGTTCCATCATCGGGGCAGGTAATTAAAACATCTACCGATTCACCAACTGACTTTCCACGAACATTCAGAAACAAATATTCAATATCAAAAGTTGCTAGTTGCTCTACCTTGATTCCTTTCGTAATAATACAATTTGAAATTACGGTTTTTACAGCTTGTGCAATTTGCTTCGTATCCTCACTCTCCATCGCAATAATTAAAACCTTTTCTTCTTTAACCAGGAAAGGTCTATATTTAATATTCTTTTTTAATGAGGGTATTTCCAACTCATATGTTGGCACCGCAATTTTTGGTAATGGCATTTTATTTAAACATCAAATATTCAACTGAAATTATTTATCCTGAAAAATTAACACTGGTATTACTTGAATCAACTCCAAGATTAGAAAAATTTAAATCTCTTGAGACTTGAAGAGCGGCATCTGAGGAAATTGGAGTCTCAAGTGCATTACCATTAAAAACCGTTGTAAATGGATTTTGTGATTGAGATGCTTGATTATTGTTATTATCTCCTCTAAACTCATTTATTGCAAGACTCTTTCCGGCAATATAACGGTCATACTCAAAAGTTACCGACATCTTGAGAGTATCGGATGAACTATAACTTACCGGAATTGATGATATTGCCGATGGAAATAATCCAATAAAGGTATATTCTACTTCTTTATTATAATCTCTATCAAACTTTGTGATTGTGGTTCTATCAGATTTATAATATTCTGGATACTGCATTCTGTAAATATAATCCTTACGATTCTGCCCTATCGGAGCAAGTGGGCTTCCAATTGGATTATTAGAACCACTTGCGATAAACTCCATCCAACTTTCCATAAATTTAAGAGCATTATAATTTTTATCTACATAAAACTCAAGTCCAATTGCAGAATATTGTCTCGTGTGGGCAAACTTTTCCGTTACGCCCATAAAGTTTCCACTAATAGTAGCGGTTGCCAAAGAAGTAGTTGGAAGAGATGCGGAAAAGCAAAGTAATCCTGCGTCTTCGGCAATAAATCTCTGACTAATTCCTTTACGAGAAAGATATGCCATTAGTTCTCCACCAACAGACCCAAGACCTCCAAATCTAACTTCATAATGTGAAGTTTGTGCGAGGTTGGTAAATAATGGTTTGAAATCTGATATTCTTCTTTTAATAGGCACTCTAAATACCTTTTTATGAGTCTTATTAGTATAAGTATTTAGATGTCTTATAAGGGAAAATTTAAACCATCATTTCCGGAAAAATATGTTGGAGACCCGACTAACATTATATACAGGTCTCTATGGGAATTGAAGTTTCTCAAATATTGTGATACGAATGTAAATATTTTAGAATATGCCTCAGAAGAACTTGCCATCCCTTATCGTTCTCCGGTAGATGGGCGTATTCATAGATATTTTCCTGATGCTTATATAAAAGTCAAAGAACCTGATGGAAGTATTAAGAAGTATCTAATTGAGATTAAACCTCATAAGCAAACGATGCCACCAGCCAAACCAAAAAGACAAACCAAAGGATATATCTATGAGGCATATGAGTATGCCAAGAATCAATCAAAATGGGAGGCAGCAAGAGAATATTGTAAGGACAGAGGATGGACCTTCAGAATTTTGACGGAAAATGAGCTTGGAATTGGTAAAAAATGAATCGTATCAAACCCCTACTTAAAAAATTATACGGAACAGAAGATGCAGATGATTTGA